CATTTATCTATCGTTTGACTACACTATCAAGCATCTCACCTTTCCCAAAGATAGTATCAACAACATTCTGCATACGTTTCTCCGTAGCAATACCAACCTGCGAATAAACAGGAACAACACAAAGTCCGTAGGTTTTATTAGGAGCAGTGCGAAGAACTCTTCCGATAGTTTGAGTCATCTCAATTACATCCATATTGCGGAGAAAAATAACAGACTCAAGACCATTAACAGAAATACCTTCACTCAAAATAGATCGATGGAGACAAACAAACTTCTTAGAGGGGTCTTTGCCCCAAGCATTCAGAGTATTAAAGAAAACCTCACGATTGACTTTTTGACCGTCAATAATCGCTCCTGTTTTTGAAGTGATATAAAGAAAAGAATAACCCATATCATTCAGTCGCATAGCAAAATCAGTTTGCGACATAAGATTAATAAGTTGTTTAGCACTCTTAACACAAACAAGAACTTTACTTGTGTTATTCTCTTCTAAAGTTTCTACAATATTGTTGCAGTCACGGTCGGCAGATATTTCATTTGCTTTAAGAACCTCAAACTTTTTTGCTTTGATTTGAGGAGGAAGAATATAACCACCATCAACCAGTTTGGTGGCAGGAACACGATAAATTACATCACCATATACCTCAGTATCATTCATACCGGGTTTAAAAATAGTTGCAGAAGTACGACGAGTAGCAGTGAAGAAGTAACACCGATTAGAGTCAGCAGCAAAGTGCTCCGTAGCAGGGAAAAAGTTACGTTGGACCGAATTGTGCGCTTCATCAAAATAAATGGTATTGACTTCAATATCAGATTCCTGCACTTTATGCAGAGAATGATAAGTGGTGAAGATGATAACATTCTCACCAGCAGTACGTGCAGTGTTAGCAAACAAATGAATCTTTGATGGATTGGTGCTGCTGAAGTGATGAGTCTCACCACTATGAACGTGCATAATGTGAGTGTGAGCAGTATCAATCAACTCAAGAAACTCACTGCAAAGTTGTTCTGCAAGCAGAATACGTGGAGCAACCACAACAAAAGTCTGACCTTGCTTGGACAGTTCCATGTTAGTGATTGCATCTTCAATCATACAAATGGTCTTGCCACCACCAGTCGGAATAACAATAGTGCCTTTCTTATGGTCCAGCATAGCGTTCGTAGCGTCCTGCTGGTGCGGGCGAAGAGTAAGCAAGAGGTCTCCGTATCAATACAAGTATAATATCACCCTCAGAAGGGCGTGTCAAGGGGTTTGTGACGGTCTGTGGAGTGTCACGATCACCTCATCTCCTACTTGCCTGACTTCTTTTACTTTAAATCCTTCTGCCATCATACTCATATCGTGGTTGATGGTAGTCTTATATTGATGGCATTCTTTACAAAGCAGTTGGCACTTATCTGCTTCTTCTATCAGTTTCTCTAATGTATATCCCATACACTTGCCTATTGTAAAACTTTTATTATTTCTATCAATATGGTCAAACTGTAAGTTTTCTGTTACACCACATCCAACACACTTTCCACCAAGATGCTCCAATAGAGTTGCTTTCTTTTTATCTTTAAGAGCTCTTACACTTTCATTTATTTTATCCTTATTCTCTTCACGCCATTTCTCAGTAAGATGTTTATATTTTTTATACCTTTCTTTATTTTTCTTTATCTCTTTATATCTTTCTCTTTCTTTTGCTTTTTTAGTCTCATAATCTTTATAAGGCATAACAGGGACAGATACTACTATTATTTATAATATTCTGTCCTTTAAAAGCTTAGTCTCTCATCTTCAACCTAGACAAAGGTAGTCTAGCAGTATTTTAGGAGAGTGTCAAGCTTGTGCTACCAACACCAACAACATTAAAGGTTAATGTAGTGCCAACTACACTAATTTGTACAGGATTACCAGGGTTTTCACTTGTAAATCCATCTATAGCTGTAGTAACACCACAAATAATATTGGCACATGAAATATCCCCAGAAAACTCAATATTTCCATCTCCTGTTATATTATTATTGTTTAAATTTAAATCTCCACCTAATTGTGGTGTCGTATCTTCTACAACATTTAGTAAAGCATCTCCACTGGTCAAATATACTGTGGTGTCAATACTTCCATCTGCCTTTAAGAATTCTGTTGATGATCCTCCTACCTTTGTAAATGAAGTTCCGGTGACATCTCCTGCGACAATAGTGCCTGTAGCAGCAATGTTTCCAGCAACATCTAATTTTTCTGCTGGTGATGATGAATTGATTCCAATACGACCATTGACACCTATGATTAGATTATTATTAACGTCAAGATTATTACCAAATTCTACATTTCCACTCACATAAGCAGTTCCAAAAACTTCAAGTTTTCTCGTTGGGTTAGTAACTCCTATACCAAGATTTCCGGCACTGGTTAATGCCATAAATCTTTGGGTTTCTTTATGCCAGAAGAAACCTCCTGTTGTTCCTGCAATTTCAGATGGATTCAGATAATAATTGATATTACCTGTTCCATAATTCATAATGTCTAAAGAATATGCATCACTATATGCAAATGCTCCATTAGTGTTTCCATATCTTAAAACACCATTGTATCCGGTGATATTATTACTTCTACCTATACCAATTAAAGATGCACTAGAATTACTCGTAACCTGTATCTCTGCCTGAAAATCTTTTCTTACATGGATATCACTTTGAGGTGTAATTGTATTGACACCAATTTGATTAAAATATGAAGTTCCGGAGAGAATATTGATGTTTGATGTGATTGTATCAGGTAATCTATCATCACTTATTGTTCCTGCAGTGATATTTGCACCGTCAGTAAGATTTGTTGCCGTTGTTGCAGTATCAGCATTACCAGTAATATCAATAGCATAAGAACCACTTAACCTATCATCACTTATTGTTCCTGCAGTGATATTTGCACCATCAGCAAGGTTTGTTGCCGTTGTTGCAGTACCAGCATTACCAGTAATATCACTACTTATTGTATCAGGTAATCTATCATCACTTATTGTTCCTGCAGTGATATTTGCACCGTCAGTAAGATTTGTTGCCGTTGTTGCAGTACCAGCATTACCAGTAATATCACTACTTATTGTTGCAGGAAGTCTATCGTTACTAATAGTTCCGGTGATTATATTAGCAGCATCCGATAAGTTAGTAGCAGTTCCCGTAATATTTCCAGTAAGATTGCCATCAAAAGTAGTTGCAGTTACAATACCAGAAGATGCTGTAATTGATGCTCCAACCTTTAGAGTAGTAAATGTAGAGACACCAGTAGAGTTTACATCACCAGATAAAGATCCAGAAAATTGACTTGCAGTTGCAACATCTGTGATATTGACATCACCAAAAACACTTAATGCAGAATCAGATGCACCAGGACTTGTTGATGTATTGATACCAATTTTTGATGTGGTATGAAGTCCTACACCATCATTATCAGTAATGAATGTTGTGCGAGCATATCCGATTAAATTATCAACTACATCAGAATTTCCAACTTTAATCTGCGATGCAGTTAAAACACCCGATACATTTGCATCACCAGATACTTCTAGTCTACTTGCCGTTATAAACCCAACAGTTGTAACACCAGATACTTCCAAGTTTCTGGATGCAAACAAATCTTGTGTTGTTGTTAATCCAGTAACTCTCGTGTCACCATATACATTAAGTAAATATCCACTGGGTATAGATGTTCCTATACCAACAAGACCGTTTGCATTTACTACAAAATTGTCATTATCAACCTGAACACCATTTTTAAAATTAAATGACTTTCTAATATTTGCCATTTTATATACTTTTTAGTTATTTATGAAACTCTAATTTAATTATTGAATGTTTTCTGGACTTTTATTTACCCTTAGATTAAATGCTATTGAAATACGATCCTCATCATCATCATTTTGTGAAACGGAATGTATCAAATCTGCCGGGAACATTATTATAGTTCCCTCCACAGGTTTAATCTTATGACTAAATTTAAAAAACAAATCTTCTTTAGTTTCTTCTTTTATTACTTCCATCAAATTATAATGTGTAAAAATATTTGGACTTCTTAATACAATCTCTCCACTATTTTCATTTGCTTTGATCCAAAAGCATCCTGCTAAGTTACATTTAGGGTGATTATGATCTACATTTCTACTATTTTTTCCGTTTATATTAATCCAAGAACCATCATAACTAATTGTTGCTTCAGGACCAATATAAGGTTCTAAAGATTTTGTAATATATTTTTGTATAAAATCTCTATATTTTATAAATCTTTCTTGATGTAAAAATATCATAGAATGCCAACCATCGGCATTTGAATGTTTCAATCCTTTTGAATCATTTTCTTTCTCTAAATAACAAAAACGAATCAAGTCATCTTGTATATGATCAAATTCAGGTTTTGTATCTATTTTGAATAATGGATATGGAAATAAAGGTAATAATTCAACCATAATATAAAATATTATTTTTTTAATTATTTATGAGACTCTCATTTAATATTTAATGACTGGAAGTAGTCCAAGGTATGGTGGTATGTTTTTACCGACTCCATTACCAGACCCATTAGCATTAATGAAAAATGAAACTGTGCTTATGTTAAGGCTTTCGCATGATTGTGTAGGTTCACCACCTTTTTCATCAACCGTTTCTTGATTAATCGTTATACCATTTACTGCAGAAACTGATGACTGGTTTCCTACACCACTAACATTGAAATTGTGACTATGAGAAACAAGAGTAGCATCAGCACTACCACCAAAAGCACCAGGAGTTGCAGAGTATCCTGCAAATCTGCCAACTAAATTTGGAAGTTGCCCCAGAGAACCATAGTTTGACCCTAAAAGATTGCGAAGTTCTTGTAATAATGCTGCATTGACTCCTTGTAAAGACCCTGAGGTTGGAATAACATTTCCATTACAATATAAGTATCCTGATGGTGTTGTTGCTGTAGCCACATAAAATACAGAACCAACAGGAACACCAGGTTGCCAACTGACACCCGCAGTTGCATTACTATCAGCAGTTAATACAGTTCCATCTGTTCCGACTGATACTTTACTTGCAGTTTTGTTTCCAGTTGCAACTAAAATTTGACCTTTAGTAGTCAAATTAATTGCATTATAAACTTCAGTACCAGTTATAAGACTTTGTGCCCCATTAGAACGCAATAGATGGTAATAGTTATTACTATTAATAGTTGTAAATGATGGTGTTGTTGTAATAAATGAATCTGCCGTTATATCACCACCAGAAGTCAATGATCCAGTGATATTAGCATTATCAGTTACGGTAAGACTATCATCTACCACGACACCATTTCCATAAGCACTTAGATTTAAGTTTCCATTCGTATTTGTTGTAGTTATAGTATCAAACTCAATTCTTACATCATCAATATCGGCAGAACCATTAA